TGTTCATCAGCAGCCCGTGCAAGGGCGGTTCGGGCCTGCTGTCAGAAGAAAAGAGCAAGACACCCAAGTACCAGGCCCTCAATGAGCTGACGCTGCGCTGCGTCTGGCTCATGTGCGAGGCATGGGGTGATGATCCGGTCGACCTGATCGTGTTCGAGAACGTGCCGCGGCTGGCGACGCGCGGCCGGCATCTGCTGGACCAGATCATCCAGCTCCTGCAGCGCTACGGCTACGCGGTCGCGGAAACCTCGCACGACTGCGGCGAGCTCGGCGCCTTGGCGCAGTCGCGCAAGCGAATGCTGCTGGTCGCGCGCCACACCGAGAAGGTTCCGGCGTTCCTGTACGAGCCGGAAAAGAAGCGCCTGCGCGCGGTAGGCGACGTGCTCGGCCGCATGCCGTTCCCGGGCGACACGGCCGGCGGGCCGATGCACCGCATCCCGCGCCTGCAGTGGAAGACCTGGGTGCGCCTGGCGTTCGTGGAGGCCGGCAGCGACTGGCGCTCGCTGAACAAGCTGGCGGTCGAGAACGGCCACCTGCGCGACTTCCTCATCGTCCCCGAGCTGCGCAATGGCGTGCTGGGTGTGAACCGCTGGGATGAGGCGACCGGAGCGGTCACCAGCCGGGCCATGCCGAACAACGGCAACTTCTCGGTGGCCGATCCACGCTTCGACTCGGGCAAGTACGACTGCGGCCAGTATGGCTTGTGCGGCTGGGACGAAACGATGGGCGCGGTAATTAACGTTAAGTCGCCAGGGCAGGGCATGTTCGCCGTTCAGGACCCGCGCTCGACGACGGGATTTGAAGGCGCCGGCAAATACCTGGTGACGCCGTTCGACAAGCCGGCCGGCACGGTGATCGCCGGCAGCACGACCGGGCAGGGCGCCTTTGCAGTCGCCGACCCGCGCAGCGCGATGAATAACCGGGTGGCCGGTGACGCATACCTGACGGGCGGCCACTATGGCGTGGTGCCATGGGATGGTACGAGCGGCGCGGTCAGCGCCTCGGCCGGCTACGACAACGGCCGCTGGTCAGTCGCGGATCCGCGCATCGATGCGCTGCCGGCGCTGACCGAAAAGACCGTCGCCATCATCCGGGCACTGGACGGAACCTGGCACCGCCCGTTCACCACGCTCGAGCTGGCCGCGCTGCAGAGCCTCATCGAGCCAGAAGAACACTTGCTGCTGGACGGGATGAGCGACAGCGTGTGGCGCGAACACATCGGCAACCTGGTGCCGCCGAAAGCTGCAACCGCGATCGGCGAGGTCATGGGAACGACGCTGCTGCTGGCCTGGTCGGGCGAGACCTTCGTGCTGAGCGCCACGCCGATCTGGGTGCGGAATGTGGCGTTGGCGTTGACGATGCCTGGGGAGCAGCGGTCGTGACGTCGGTGAAGAAGTTAGCCTCGTATCACCTTCCGTGCGAACAATTGGCATTCACGGAGGCAAGCGGTAATTACCTCGAGCTGGCTCACCAGCGCCTGCATGATGTCCAGATCCTTTTGAGCTTGTGCATCAGCGTCGCGATCGCGGCTCCGCCACTGCTCGGCTTCGATCTTTTGCGCGCTGTCCGCAATAGCTGTCCTAATGCCCGACAGCTTAGCGCACACATGATTAGGCAGGATAAGAAGGGGAAGGATTTCGTCGTCATTCCATGTGCCAGCGGCGGTAATAATCCGTGCTTGAGCGGAGTAACTGAAATCAGCGAGCGAATCTTTGTCGAGGATGTTCTGGATAACATCCTCCAGGGCTGCCTCTACAGTTTCAAGTCTCACCTCCAACGAGGCAGCTGCTACGACGGCCCTGGCTTTCTCCTGTCGGCGTTGATTGCGCTTCTCGGCAGTGGCAAGCCAAATGGTTCCAATGAGCGTAAACACTGTGCCGACGGAGCCGATCCAAGTGCCCCAGTCAGAAGCGGACAGGCTCGACCAGGGAATGGTCTCGTGAGCACCAAGCCCGATTGCGGCGGACAGCACCATAACTGCGTACTTGTTGTACCAAGTCGATCGCACCCAGTTGGTCAGTTCGGCAAGCATTTTTCCTCCGCGAATTATTTGCGGGATCGTAACACAACGACAAGCCTCACACGCAGCCAGTGCCGCTGCACCAGCTGCCGCCAGCCCCTCGGCCAGCCGCACCTGACCGGCTGCCGCTTCGCCCGCTTCACCATCCAACAATAACGGAGAGACCCATGAACCACATCGAAGACCAGGCCCGCCGCAAGGACGACGCGCGCGCCGACGACAAGCTGCACTGGGATGATGGCTGCTCGATCTGCGCCGGCACGGGCACGACCTTCGGCAAGGAGTGCGTGTGCATGATCGGCGCTGCTGACGGCCCGGCCACCATCGCGCATGACCTGGGCGAGTTTCCGCCGGCGCTGGATGCGGCACGGAAGGCGCAGATCATCGCGCTTGCCAACGCCAGCGGCATCGATACGGATACCGATGGCGACATTTGGGGCAGCACGAACGGCGCGTTGTTGAAGTTCGCCGATGCGCTGATCGATGGCGACCTCGCCGCTCCCACGCTGGCCAGCGCACCGCAAGCAGAGCGGGCGGCAGTGCCGGAAGGCTTCGTGCTGATGCCCAATCGCCTAACCGCCGAGAACGGCGCGAAGTCGCTGTTCATGGGAGAGTTCAAAGAGCAGATCGAAGTTCCGTGCCCAGACTGCCACGACGAGGGCGAAGATTACGCGTGCCCCACCTGCGAAAATGTAGGCACCGTCTTGCAAGACATATCTGTCGGATGGGACACGATCAAGCGCATCTACGATATGGCCGTCAAACATCTCGCCGCCCCGGTCGCGCAGGAAGGCGAGCAGAGCGCGAGACTGGTCGAGCCGGACGAATGCGCCGCCAACATGAACGGCCACCAGTTTGAGCGAGTGGTACATGATGGCTTGGAGCATTGCCGCTGGTGTGGTGCCTCCCCGAGCAGCACCGAGGCCAGCGCACAGGCCGAACAGCCCACTGTAGACGCTCGAAACGAGGCTGAGATTTCGCGCGAACTGATGGAAGTGGCGCGCGGGACTAGCGATGACTACCTGCGTGGCCTACTGGAGAGAGCCGCCAACGAAGCCAACCGATTCTATGGCGGAATGATGGCGTGGAAACAAACGGCACAGAAGAAGGACCGCGACTGGAACGAAGAACGCATGGCGCGTGAGAACGAACGCTGCGCGCAACGTGCCGCCGCCAGCTCCGAGAGCGTCGATACGCCGGAGTTCCGAAAGCTTCTATCCTCATATGTATCTGCTTCGATGGAAATTAGTGAGGCAAAAAAGCCACGATTTGCTCGGCTCATCGCCCACATCGAATCCCTGATCGCTGCGCGGGTAGCTGGAGTCCGCAAGGATGCGGAGCGGTTGGACGCAATCGCGCACAACTACTGGTCACTGGATTTGTTCACGACCGCATATGGCGAAGACATCGGATGGCGTGTTGCTGCCTACCGCGAACACGAGACTCTGCCGAGAGCGGTTGCCGAAGTGTTTAGGGATGATCCACGCGCCGCCATCGACGCCGCCATATCCGCCGCTACGGCAAGCCAGAAGGGAGAGCAGGCATGAACCTGCTCATCGCCCTGTGGCTGTGGTGGCTGATGTGCTGGCCGGCGCCGCGCACGGAGTAGCGCGAATGAAACAGCCTTGGGATCAGGTGAAGCTGCGCGTGCTCTGGCACGAAGGCGGGATGCCGGAAGCTGGCGACGAGCTGCACACCACCACCGGCCGGCGCTACCTGATCCTGAGTTGCACCGAGAAGCAGATCAAGGCCCTGGTGCTGCCGAAGGACGAGCCGCCAACCCAAGCGCGCGCATGGTTTTGGACGTGGGGCAAAAGGAAGAAAGAAACAAATGGATGACACGGGAATCCAACTGCGGTGGATGCTGGTGCCCATGTTCTGCAGCATCACCGGCTATACCGACAAGGCGGTGCGCCGGAAGATCGAGGACGGCATCTGGCTGCGAAACAAGCACTACAAGAAGGCCCCGGACGGGCACATCACGATGAATCTTCAGGAGTATTACAAGTGGGTGGAACAGGCGGAGTAGAGCTGCGGGAAAAGAGCATCAGGATTTACTTCCACTATCGCGGCAAGCCAAGGAAGGAGACGCTCTACATCGACGACGCGCCGGCCGCGCCGACGCCTGCCAACGCCAAGTATGCGAAGCGCCTGGCCGAGGAGATCAGGACCAAGATCGCGGCCGGCACCTTCGACTATGCGTCCTACTTCCCGCACTCGCCCCGGGCCAAAGCGGTTGAACAGGTTGCGGATGTGCCGATGCTGCATGCGCAGATGGACAAGTTCGTTCGCCTGTATGACGGCAAGAAGTCGACCAAGGATCAGTACCGCAACCGGATCCGGAATTTTTGGAAATCCGCCCTTCCGGACCAGCCGATCGGCGCCGTGACCTACTCGCAAATCCTCGAGGCGCTCGCGAAGGGGACGTGGAAGAGCGGGAAAAGCCGCAATAACGAGCTGTCGCTGATTAACGGCGTGTTTGAGATGGCGCGGCTCGACAAGCTGATCTCGGAAAACCCGTGCGCGGAAGTGAAGCGCGCAGGCTACCAGGGGCCAGCGCCCGATCCGTTCGACCTGGAGGAGGTACACCAGATCATCGGGTACCTGCGCGCTCACCGACACGACCAGGTCGCCAACTTCGTCCAGTTCATGTTCTTCACCGGGCTGCGCACGTCCGAGGGAATCGCCCTGCAGTGGGGCGACATCGACGTCCGGAAACGGGAGATGCTGATCGACGGCGCCAACGTCTACGATGAGGAAACCGATTCGACCAAGACCTATGCGTCGAGGATCGTGAGGCTGTCCAAGGCTGCCCTTGAGGCGCTGGAGCGGCAGAAGGCACACACCCGGCTGGCAGGCAAGCACGTGTTCCACGACCCGTACACGGGCGAGCCGTGGAGCTACAGGAAGATCACCGATGTGCGCAGCTTCTGGGCGCCGGACCTCAAGAAGTTGGGCATCCGCTACCGGCGCCCCTACAACATGCGGCATTCCTACGCGACGATTGGGCTGATGAACGGAATCAAGCCGGGATTCATGGCGGCCCAACTGGGGCACAGCCTACGGATGTTCTTCGAGGTCTACGCCAAGTGGATCAGCAGCGCGGATGACCAGCGCGAGATGGACAAACTGGACGCCGGCATCGCCAATTTTTCCCCGGCTTTTCCCCAAGCCGATGAGGCCGTCTGAGCGAAAGCGGCGGAACAAATAAAAAAGCCCCTGAAATCAGGGGCTTAGAATCCTTGGCGGAGAGAGGGGGATTCGAACCCCCGATAGGCTATGAACCTGTTTCAAGGGTAAGTAAGGGGAAACCGGGGGAGTCGCTCATAGGGAAGCGGCCCCTACAGTACCCCTGCGCTACCACTCCATTTTCCCTGAGTTTTTCCCTGAGCCCCGATTTGCTCAGTTCGGCAGGAACGCGTCACGAATCACCCGCCGTGCGCGTAGTCCATGCCGGGTCCTCTGGCGGTAGCGGCACGTGCGTGCCCGGATCGGCGCCCAGCAGCCGCAGGGCATCTTTCAGATCGCCAATTTCTTCGCCCAGGTCCATCGTCACACGCTCGCCTTCCTGAATCAGCGCCGCGCCGTTGTAGACGTTCAGCCTATGCAGCACACGATGGAGCTTGTCGACTGCCCGTTCGAGCTCGGTTGCGTTACCCATGCCTGCCTCCGGTGTAAAGGATCGCCCGCCATTCTTGCACATACCCAGCGCCGTCCACGCTCTCGTAGCCGCGGAACAGCATGCCGTTGCCATGCATGGTAACGAGCTCTGCCTGATACAGGACCGGGATGAGAGGCTTCATCTGCTGGTCGTCAAAAGCGGCCAGGTTCAGCTGCATGATTCCGCCGACAGCGGCCATCGTGAGGTCGCCAACCGTGCCCGGGTCGGCCGCTATCTGGTGGTCGCTGCGGCGCTTGCCGCGCTCGCGAAGGCGGGTGACGGTGACTTTCATGCGCGGAGTGTAGCATTGTTGAGCCAACGCACTTTGGCGCGGCGCCGGGCCGCTATTCTGCGCGGATGACTAATTTCGCCATCCCCCATCCCGGCAGCCGTGCCAACAAAGAACTGGCCCGCGCGGTCGATCAGGCACTTGAGCTGCTGAACGAAGACGGCCAGCGTGCCGCGAGCACGTTCCTGACCGAAGCCGGCGCCAGCTTCTCGACCATCGTGCGCGTGCTGGCCGAGCCCAGCCGACGCCGCCCGCTTGACCTGCCGCCGAGCGAGTCTTGACCGTAAACAAGTTGCAGTAAACGCAATCCTGCGACGATGCCTCATCACTAACGAGGAGGCAACATGGCAGCGGACTTCTACCTGCAAATCGAAGGTATCAAGGGCGAGTCGGGGGACTCGAAGCACCCCGGCTGGATTGAGTGCATGTCGATCAACTACGACATCCGGCAGCCTAAATCGGCCACGGCATCGACTGGCGGCGGCCACACCGCCGAGCGCGCCGAGCTGAGCGACATCAGCATCGCCAAGCTGGTCGACCTGTCGTCACCGATCCTGGCGCAGTATTGCGCGATGGGGAAAACGATCCCGAAGGCCAAGCTGGAAATGCAGCGCGCGGACGGCAACGGGCAGCCGATCAAGTATTACGAGATCGAGCTCGAGAACGTGCTGATCGCGCACGTGGCGCCGAGCTTCGACGGCGGTGGCCAGCCGATGGAGAACCTGGGCCTGAAGTTCTCGAAAATCCGGTGGCGCTATACACAGCAGAAGGTGGGCGGCGGTGCCAGTGGCAACACGGCTGGCGGCTGGGATCTCGCCACGAACAGGTTCGCATGATGCGCGCGCTCATTCTTCTGGCGTTAGCGCTGCCAGTATTTGCCGAACCCGTCGCGACCCATCCCTTCCCATGGGTGAGCGGCGCCGAGCTGCTGCGCAAACTGGATCGGCCGGCCAGCCAGGCCGAGGCAACAGCGACTTCCGCCTACCTGCAGGGTGTGATGGACGCCACCGCGGATCGCGAGTGGTGCTACAGCGCGACCAAACCCGGGACCGGACTGGTGCAACCTGCGCTGACGGACAAGCTGCGAAGCTTGCCGCCGGCGCAGGCCCGGCAAAGCGCCGCGGTACTGGCCATCCAGGCGTGGCGCGAAAAGTGGCCGTGCACGGCGAGGTGCTGCCATGCATAAGCCGCTTTACGCTGTCCTGCGCAGCAAGTACCCTGACCGGCGCTCGATCAGTGCCGAGGAACTGTACGTGTGGATCGGCTACCCCGCCGAGTATGCTACCAACGCGCAGTGGGCGAATACCTGCGCAGTTCGGATGAGTCTCGCTCTCGTGCGCTGCGGGGTGCCGGTGCCAGGCCGAGTGCGCGTGCTCGCCGGGGAATGCAAGGGGAAGCTGATCGAGCCCGGACAGGTGAAGCTGTCCAACATGCTGGTGCGGCTGTGGGGAGCGCCTGAAAAGTACCAGGGAGGCCCGGCGGCGTACAAGGGAATCCGCGGTCGCCGCGGCGTGATCAGCTTCCACCACCTGTGGACTCCCTCGGATCCGCAAGGGCATATCGACATGGTGGCGCCGTGGGGAGCCAGCGACCTGGCCTGCGAGGAGGACTGCTACTGGCTGTCGAGCGAGGTGTGGTTCTGGCCGCTGAAGTAGCCGGCCAGGCGGGAGAGGTTATGCGCCGGACAGCTTGTTGATCGTGTCGTCCTTGTCCTGGGACCCGCGCGACGACCCGAAGTAAAACGACAGGACCAGCGTCAGCGCCGCGTCGAGTGTGCCGAGCACGCGCGCTACCAGCTCGCGCATGCTGGCGTCGACCACATGCCCGAGCAGATACCACTGGATCGCCACCCACGCCAGCACGACTACGACCGCCAGCGCGGCCGGCACCAGGCTCTTGGTCTCGACCTGCATCTGCCGCGCACTGGCGCGATCGGCGGAAGCGATCTTCTCGAGGTCGACCCCGAGCTGCGCCATCTGCGCCTTGAACTCGATTTCCTTCTGCTGGATCGCTGCGAGTTGCTCGCCCGAGAGCTGCCCGCTCTTCAGTGCGGCCTCGACCTTGGCCTTATCGGCATCGCTCATGCCAAGCGCCGAGGCGATCGCGGATACCGCAGCACCGCCGAGCGGGCCGAGGAGGGCGGTTGCCAGCGAAGGCGCGATTTGTTTAAGCCATTCCATGCTTATGCTCCCATCAAGAGATTGTTGGCGATCCGTCGCGCCCAGCCGCGCGCGTTCTGCGGCCAGTTCTGCAGCTCGGTGAGGTACAGCAGCCGTTTGGCGTTGAACTGCGCGACTACCTTGGCCGCGTCGGCCGCACGCACCGCGGCGATGGTCTTCGCGCCGATCACGCCATCCGGCGTCGACCCGACGCACTCCTGCAGCCACTTGACCGGGTAGCCGCCGTTGTAGGCTGTATCGAAGACCTGGTAGGCGATGCGCGGGTCGAACTGGTCGCATTGGTATTTGTCCCAGTACCAGGTCCTGGCGATGGCCTTGGCGGTGTCCAGCGGAAGGTCGCGCATATCGCCCTGGTAGCCCCAGCTGCGAGCAACGCGCTCGGTAACGCCGTACTTGGTAGCGCCGCCGGGGTCGGCCTGCCGGTCGCGGTCGGTGAAGCCGCCTTCGATGCTGGCGATGGTGGCGAAAGCTTGGTCGAAGCTCATGGTCAAGTCCTCAGGTGTGAAAGAATCCAAGTGATGCCGCTGCCGAGCGTCCCGGCGGCACCGCCAATTAACATCAGGGTGCGCCAGCCGCCGCGGGCCTCAGCCAGCTGCGCCAGAACCTTGTCCAGCTTTTCGTTCTGCTGCTTGTTGGTGTCACGGAGGTCAGCCACAGCCAGCTTTAGGTGCGCCACCTCGACCCGCATGGC